GCAAAATCGATAACATATCAGTGCAAGAAGTAAAAATAGATACACCTCGTATAGACTTTACAGATAATACTGATGGTCATTTATTACTAGAACCACAGAGTACTAATCTAGTTACTTATAGTCAGCAATTTGGTGGTGCAACGGATTATTTCAATAATTATAATCAAGCTAGTGAAGTTACCAATAACAACTTAGCTCCTGATGGAACTAATACTGCAACACAAATAGTAAGCACAGGTGATGGTAAACTACAAACATCTAGCTATATTTCTTTACCTGCAAATACTACATATACATTAAGTTTTTTCGCTAAAAATGTTGATGCAACTGAAGTAAAAAGTAGAATATTAGCAAATGGTGGTAGTGGTGGCAGTAATTTAACATCTGTTTCTTATGTTTCACAAATAAACACATCTACTTGGACTAGAATTACACACACTTTTACTACAAACTCAACATCTCAAGCCTATATATTATATTTATCAAATGCATTAAATTCAGGTGGTAACATACAGTTATGGGGCGCACAACTAGAAGCCTTACCCTACGCTACATCATACATGCCAACTAACGGTTCAACAGTAACTAGAGATGCAGAAACTTGCACAGGTGCAGGTGAAACTGCTGACTTTAATAGTGAAGAAGGAGTGTTGTATGCAGAGATAGCTGCTTTGGCTAATGATGGTACAACAAGAAGAATATCTTTGTCAGATGGAAGTACATCTAATAGAGTATCTTTAGAGTTAGACGAAACATCTAATATAATTAAAGCATTTATTTCAAGTGGTGGAGTTAGTCAGATTTTACAATATACTGCAAGTGATTTGACACAATACAATAAGATAGCTATTAAATATAAAGTAAATGACTTTGCTTTATGGTTAGGTGGAGTAGAAAGAGACACAGACACATTTGGTAGCGTTCCTATTGGATTAAATACACTTGAATTTGCACAAGGTAGTGGTTCTCAAAAGTTTTACGGAAAATGCAAATCAATAAGAGTATATAAAGAAGCATTAAGCGATACAGATTTACAAAATTTAACAAGTTAATTATGAATAAGATAGGAAAATACGAGTTTGATAGCTTAGAACAAGCAGAAAGCAAAATAAACGCTTTAGGAACGTCAACAGACGAAGATGGTAACACATATCCAACACACAAGCATTGTGTCGTTAAACTTGGTTATATCGTCTTAGAGCAAGGAGAATACAATGAAGAAGGTGAAGAAACAAAAGCCCCTGTACTTTCTAACAAGTATCACTTAGATGTGTTATGGAAAGGACTAGAGCCAATAGATGCGGAAGCAGAGGTTTTATCTTATATCGAGCCTAATGATTGGGCAGATAATAGAATAGGCATTGATGGAAACGGAGTACACTCATTTATGGGATTAGATTACCAATTATATAAATTCTAATGGCAACAGCAGCACAAGAAATAGCACTAATGAAACAAAGAATGGATTCAGTTGAGAAGAAGATAGATAGTATGGATGAAAAGCTAGATGTCCTTACAAAGAAATTACTAGACCCTGATGTTGGTGTTGTTTCTCGTGTAAATCAGAATACTGCTGCTAGAAAAGGCTTACAGAGAGCCTTATATGCCATATACACTATTGTACTTGGTGCTATTGCAAGTTTCTTTTTTAGATGATACAAAAAGACTTTACTATATCTATCGGTAACATCATTTGGATTATCGGTATCATATTCACTATGGGCATAGCTTATAGTCAGATAGGTCAGCTAGGAGAAGATATTGTTGTATTAGAAAGGAGATTAGAAAAGAAGATAAAAGTCATCAACGAACTTGATGAAAAGATAAATAAATTAGAATTAGAAACCGCTAAATTAAATTGTAAGTAATGGATTGTAACTGCACGAATAAAGATAAATGTCTAAAAGGCTGTGAAACTGCTGAAACTGCTGAACATAATGGTTTTGATGCTTGGATAAACGTATTAGAAGAAGAAGAACAACCTACTTGTGATATTGAAAATCAAGAAGATTGCGAAAACTGCGGTAGCTGATGAAACTGCTGTGCTTACGATATAATATTGCTTTAGACAGCACTAATGGCGTGTTGTTCTACGAGGGGTTTGCAGGATATGACTTCCTTTGTTACACGCTAGAAGATGAGTACAGGAAGGACAAGGTTAAAGGCGAAACAATGATACCTTATGGAACATACGAAATCAAGTACAGAAAAGAGGGTGGCTTCCATCAAAGATATACTGAGAGGTTTGGCGATTTACATCGTGGTATGTTGCATATCACTAATGTGCCTAACTTTGAGCATATTCTCATACATTGTGGTAATACTGATGAACATACTAGTGGCTGTTTACTCGTTGGCGATTCACAAGAAAACAACAATTTAATTACCGATGGATTTATAGGCAAATCTACACAAGCATACAAAAGACTTTACAAAATGATTGCCGATGAACTTGATATGGGCAACAGGGTAATTATTGAGTATAAACACATTAATGACCTAATGGAAGTTTAACCCTTGCCAAAGGGTTCACAAAGGGTAGTTTATACCCTATATAATAAAGCTAAAGATAAAGATAAAGTAAAAGATAAAGATAAAGATAAAGATATGGGTATTTTAGGAAAACTTTTTAGTGGTGGAGCAAGTGACTTGGTTGAATCTGTTGGAACTGCTATTGATAAGATACATACCTCAGCAGAAGAAAAAGAACTTGTAAAGGCAGAGGTAAAAAAGGTAGTATTGGAATACGAACAAAAGATGCAGGTTGAGGTAACTAAGCGTTGGGAAGCCGATATGAATGGTAATTGGCTTACTAGGTCTATACGACCACTATCACTAGCGTTTCTGTTACTTGTGCTTACTGTATTTACTCTCGTTGACTTCGGATATGTAGAGATGGACATCAAAGATTCTTGGATTGACCTATGGCAAATACTAGCCATCACCTGCTTTGGAGCATACTTTGGGGGAAGGTCATACGAGAAAATCAAGAAATAATTTTTAACTTACTTTCTTTTTGCTATATTTGCATATACATTTGTATGATGTGATTAGTTTTGTTTTAGTTTTCAAGTGGGGTGCTTCGGCACTCCATTTGCTTTTATATGTTTTTTTTTATATAATTGCAAAAACATTTACAAATGAAACAATACAGACCTAGATTATCAGAATCAGAGTACGACATCATACAGAAGATGCGAGAGAAAGAAACTCGTAACGTACTCGTTATAGGAGATTTACACGCACCATTTATCAAAGGACAATGCAATGACGGTGGCTCATACCTAGAGCATTGCTTAGAGGTTTATGAAAAGAACAACTGCAATGATGTAATCTTCATAGGAGATTTAATTGATTCTCACTTCTCTAGCTTTCACGAAACACATCCCGATGGATTTGGTGCAGGAGAAGAACTAGACAGAGCCATTAACCAACTAAAGGTTTGGCATGATGCGTTCCCTAACGCAAGGGTTTGTATTGGTAATCACGATGCTATAATCTCTCGTAAGGCGGTAGCTATGGGAATATCACAAAGATGGCTTAAAGACCTCTCAGAAGCCTTACAAGTGCCTACTTGGACATTTGACGATAGCTTTGAGCAAGATGGTGTTATCTATACTCACGGAACAGGTAGTAGCGGAGCAAGAGGTGCGCATAACCGAATGGTAAATTGGGGTAAATCGGTAGTACAAGGTCATATCCATACGGAGTGTTCTGTATCTTGGCATTGCACTAAGACTGCTAGACACTTTGCTATGCAAGTAGGTTGTGGTGTAACCAACACAAATCAATATGCCCTAGCTTACGCTAAGAACTTTACTAAGCGTTCTATAATCGCTTGTGGCGTTGTTTTAGACAACGGAACACTACCGATTACTTATCCAATGCACTTAGGAGAAGAGTAATCTACACTCTAGTATCTACATTTTTTTTACATTTTACTTAAATTATTTTTGGTAGTTTCAATTTATTTACTAACTTTGCCGAAGTTATTAATTAAAACAAAACTATTATGTCACAAGAATTAAAAGTAAAAATGGTAAAGAAAGGCGAAGTCCTTTATTTGTTAGATGAGAAGATTCAACTTATCAAAAAGCTATTAGCTAATGATGAGAAATCAGAAGTAGATTATGCCAACAAAGACATGAGAGAATTACAAGAGTGGGCAAATGGTAGAGTGTCAGCAAGACTTTGCGACCTAGATACCTTAAAGGAATTAAGAAAATACATTAACGCAATTTAAAATTATTACTATGTCAGAATTAAAAACAGAAACTAAGAAAGAAAGTTTACGCAGACTATTTGTAGAGAATGGTCTAGTACAAGAAGATGTGTATAAAGATAAGCGTGGCTTTGTCATTATCACACGAACAGGTATTGATAAGATTATCAGTAACAGAGGTATTAAGATTGCTTACGAGCCAATTATTATGGAACGTGAGTGGGTTGTTCTTAGATGTGTTGCAGAGATGTCAGAGAATCAACGCAAGGTAGAATCTTTTGGCGAATGCTCTAAAGAAAACACTATGGGTATGGCGGGTAAGTTTCCTGTGGCTATGGCAGAAAAACGTGCTAAGTCAAGAGCAGTACTTATGCTTACAGGATTTTATGAGCAGGGTGTATATGGTCAAGATGAAATGGCAGACTAATGCTTGATTGGATAGATGAAATACTTGCAAGTGAGCCTATCAGTAATAGTCAGATAGCTATTATTGAGGGTTTGCTTACAAGCGTTCCATACGAGCAGGATGCTATAAGAGATATAGAGAACGGTCTGCTACATCTTACCTATCAAGAAGCTTATGAGTTAATCAACAAGCTAAAGATAGATTACATACCAAAAGACCCAAGAGAACAATTCGATAAAATGTCTAAGAAATGGCAATAAGAAAACACGCAATGACTAAGGAGGGTGCAATACTCTCTATAACTAGAAATCAGATAGGTAAATTGTCTGATGGCAAAAAGCCAATAGGTATATTAAAATCCTTCATTGAGATGTATATGAAGGAAGATAATGAGAGAATCAAAGAAACTTACAGAGTTGAGTTTGGAATAGAATTAGAAATCGTAGAATATAAATAATTATGACAAAGATAGCAAATAACGAGTTTGAGAAATTCGTAAGAATCACAGGAATGACTAAGCGTAGGTTTAGTGAAGTAACAGGATTGAAAGGTACAAGTGTAAACAAGTACATAGAAAACCCTACAATGCTAAGGCTCAAGCACTTGCAGTTACTAGCAAAGACAGATGAGTTTAAAGACCACGAGGTTGGAGATGTTGAACTTTTAAATATGATAAACTATGCTAAATAGTATTGAGAGAAGGGAAGCACTAAAGAAGGCGGTATGTTCTATCTATGGTGTTAAGGAGCAGGAATTATTTAGCTTGAGTAGAAGGAGAGAGATAATAAGTGCAAGGCGAATGGTATTGTATTTCCTGCGTAAGCACTACGGAGAAACGTATATGGGTATTGCTAAGATGTTTAGTATGAATCACGCTACCGTAATACATCACGTTACTCAGATGAAAAACTTTTTGGAGTTTGACAAAGAAGAAATTACGAACTACATAAAGGTAAGAGATTATGTGTTTGAACAAAATAGTGAAGTAACACTATCAGAGGAACTAGACCTCTTAAAAAAAGAAAAAAGTCTATTAGACAATAGGCTAGAACAAATAGAAACCGAATTAAATTTATTAGAAAATGGAAATTAATGGAACGCTAGAAGCAATCTTTGAAACCAAAGAGTTTAAGAGTGGCTTTAAGAAACGAGAATTTGTAATCAATACAGGAGGGGAGTATCCTCAATCCATCAAGATGGAGGTCGTTAAAGACAACATTGATAAGTTAGGAACTATCAAGATTGGAACTGACATCACTTGTAAGATTGACATCAGAGGTCGATTGTATGAAGGTAACTATTACAATAACATATTAGCTTGGGCAGTAAGTGTTGGTGGTGCAAACACAGAAAAGGCTGATAGTCCTAAAGAAGAATCAGACTTACCCTTTTAACGTAAGGGAACTGATAAGAAGATTTGATTGTGAAATCGAATACTAAGAGAAAATATGTGTCGAGGGTGGATAAGCTATTACAAGCTAATGCTGCCCTCAACGCTTCTCTCGGCACAGATAGCACCAAAGCCGAGATTGAAGCCATTAGAAAGGATATAAGAGCCAATATACGCAAGATTAAAGACCTATGTCCGCACACACACTCAATAATAGACATAGACGATAACCATAAAACAGTAAGTTAATGAATTGGAATAGTGAAACAAAAGAACACACAAAGTTAGTCAAGGTAGAAACCATTGCAACTGCTGAACATTGTAAGCATTTAAAGAACGAGGGTCACTCTGTTGCTGAAATTGCCGACAGAATGAAACTGAGTAAGGCTAGAATTTATGAATATCTAAAGTATAAAGACAATGATTAATGTATTTTTAGTATTGGGAGTGCTTCTTCTATCTCTAGTAATGATGTTGACTTGGGATAAAATTAAGGATGACTGATAAAAAAAGTAAAAAAAGTTTGGCTGTATGTAAAAAAGTTTACTTATCTTTGCTGTGTTAAACAATTAAACTAAAACATTATGGT